GTAAGATATGAGAAATCATACTAAAGTCTATATGACTTTTTTTTACTTAGATGAAACTGATTTTATTGGATGCGAAATGTGTGGTAGTCCAGGACAGGATATCCATCATATACAAGCCAGAGGATTAGGAGGTAGTAAATGTATGGACTTTGTAGAAAATTTAATATGTCTTTGTAGAGATTGTCATAATAGAGCAGAAGCAGACAAACAATTTAACACTTATTGCCGAATAAAACACTTAGAAAACATTAATAAATATTTATATGAAAATTACATTGATAGAAATAAACAGTCTTAATCCTGCTGAATACAATCCTAGACAGATTAGTAATAAACAATACGAGGATTTAAAAGCAAGTATGGAGAAATTCGGATGCGTTGACCCTATTATAATAAACATTAATCCTGAAAGATTAAATGTAGTTGTGGGTGGACATCAAAGACTTAGAATACTAAGAGAGCTTGGAGCAGAGAAAGTGCCTACAGTAAGCGTAAATCTAAGCGAGGAAGATGAAAGAGAATTAAATGTAAGGCTAAATAAATCAGGGGGGGATTGGGATATGGATATACTGGCGAATGAATTTGATATAGTGGACTTAAAAGAATGGGGCTTTAAAGAAATAGAATTAGGTTTTAATATAGATAAGATAGAGGAAAGCCATAATAAGCTGACAGACAGCTTTACAGTACCCCCCTTTAGCGTTTTAGATAGTAGGCAGGGATATTGGCTAGATAGAAAGAAAACTTGGCACAAATTAATAAATGATAAAGGAGAGAGCAGGGAAAACACATTAAGCGAAAGCGAGTTGATGAGTGGTATTAATAGTGGCGTTTCTATATTAGACCCTGTAATTGCTGAAATTACTAATAGATGGTTTGGAATAGATGGTGGTAATAGTTTTGATTGCTTTGCTGGGGATAGTGTCTTTGGATATGTTTCAGATTATTTGGGTAATAAATTCACAGGAATAGAATTAAGACAAGAGCAAGCAGATTTAAACAACAAAAGACTAAAAGGAAGTAAAAGTAATTATATATGCGATGATGGGCAAAATGTTTTACAACACATTAAACCAAATACTCAAGACTTATTATTTAGTTGTCCTCCTTATTTTGATTTAGAGGTTTATAGCGACCAGGAAAATGATGCAAGTAATCAAAAGGATTACGAGAGTTTTTTGGAAATAATAAATAAAGCCTTTACAGACAGTATTAAGTGTTTAAAGGAAGATAGGTTTGCCGTTATTGTATGTGGCGACATAAGGCAAAATAATGGCTATTATAGAAACTTCCCTAATGATATTAAAAACATATTTATAAGCAATAATTGTAAGCTATACAACGAAATGATATACATAGAGCCTTTAGGAACTTTGCCCCAAAGAGTTAGGAGGTACATGGTAAACAGAAAGATAGGAAAGTGTCATCAAAATATACTGGTATTTTACAAGGGCGATATTAAAAACATAAAACAAAACTATAAAGAACTACAATATGAAAGCAAAGATTTGGAATTATAATAAATGGCTAAAAGCATTAAATGATGAAAAGGATTATAAAGAGTATTATGATAAGCTATTAAAAAAGGTAGGATTTAATGTGCTTAATTTTATGGAGCATAACTTTAAACCTCAAGGATATACAGCTATATGGTTATTAGCAGAAAGCCATTTTGCTATACATACTTTCCCTGAACATGATTTACACTACATAGAGCTTTCAAGTTGTAATAACAAAAAGCATAACGCATTTATAAAAGAAATAGAATATAAAATAAATTTAATAAAATGAGCAAAAAAGAACACATAAAGAAAAAAATGTTAATAGAGAGTTTAGAAACCTCTTTAGGGATAGTATCTACAGCTTGCAATAAAGCAAATATAAGTAGAAGTAGTTTTTACAAATGGTATAAAGAAGATGAGGACTTTAGAAAGAAAGTAGATGAGATAGATAATGTAAAACTAGACTTTGTAGAAAGTCAGTTATTTAAAAACATACAAAAGGAAAAGGAAAGAAGTATTATATTTTACTTACAACATAAAGGACACAAAAGGGGATATATACAACAGCAGCATATAAATCTAACTTCTAATGATGAAGAAATTAAAAAGATAGAAATTGAAATCATTAAACCTAAAGGGAACAATAGTCCTACAGAAAAATCTTAATGCTAATACTAGAATTGTAGTTAATCAAGGTGGAACTAGAAGCAGCAAGACTTATTCTTTAGCACAGTTAATAATCCTTAAAGCATTACAGGAGCAAGGAAAGGTATATACTATTTGTAGAAAGACCTTGCCTGCTTTAAAGGGTACAGCTTATAAAGATTTCTTTAATATATTAGAGGAGCATAACCTTTACAATCCCAACAAACATAATAAGTCTGAACTTACATACAAATTAAATAATAATGAAATAGAATTCATATCAGTTGATATGCCACAAAAGATAAGAGGGCGAAAAAGAAATATACTATGGCTTAATGAGGCAAATGAATTTAGTTTTGAGGATTGGATTCAACTCAGTTTAAGGACTACGGAAAATATATATTTAGACTTTAATCCCTCAGACCCTTATAGTTGGATTTATGATAATGTAATGAATAGAGAAGATTGTACTTTTATTAAATCAACATATTTAGACAATCCTTTTTTACCTGATGAAACAATTAAGGAAATAGAAAGGCTTAGGGATTTAGATAGTAACTATTGGAAGATATACGGATTAGGAAATATGGCACAGCCTACTGAAACTATATTCAGGCAGTTTGAAGTATGTAACAATATTCCTACTGAAGCAGAGCTAGTAGCTATAGGCATGGACTTTGGATATTCTAATGACCCTACAGCTATAGCAGAAGTGTTTAAATTAAATGATGATTTGTATATTAATGAATTAGTATATAGCAAAGGATTAACCAATCAGGATATAGCACAAAGACTAAAAGAACTAAATATTACAAGACAGACAGAAATAATTGCTGATAGTGCAGAGCCTAAGTCAATAGAAGAACTATACAGACAGGGTTTTAATGTAAAGGGGGCTAAAAAAGGGGCTGATAGTATTAATATGGGAATAGACATTTTAAGGCGTTTTAAGTTACATATAACTAAGAGTAGTACAAATGCCTTGAATGAGTTTAAATACTACAAATGGCTAACTGATAAAAACGGACATATAGTAAATAAACCTGCTACCAATCAGCAAGACCATTTAATTGATGCTGTTAGGTACGCTGCTTTGAATAAGTTAATGACTAATCATAGTGGCAAATACTATATTTTATAAACGATTATTAACAAATTATATATACTATTAAAATGAGTAGAGAAAGTAGAAAGGTTAGTATTCCAAAAGACTGGAATGGGATTTCAATTAATATGTACTTACAATTTAAAAAAGTAAGGGATAGAAAACTTAAAGAAGAAGAATTTAATTTAGCTGTTTTGAGTGTGATATGTGGGTTGGAAAAAGACATAGTTCAAAACATGGAAATTAAAAGTATTAATAAGGTATTAAAAAGTCTAAAATTCTTAGAAAAAGAAATGCCTGATACTAAAGAGCTAGTAAAGAAAGTAGAATGGAAAGGAAAGGAGTATGGCTTTATTCCTAACCTAAGCGAGATAACAATGGGGGAATATATTGATATAGAGGAACATTGTAAAAATGCTGAGGATAATTTACATAAGATAATGAGCATATTATATAGACCAATAGTTAAAAAAACAAATAGGAGATATAGTATTGAACCTTATGTGCCAAGTAAAGAAGTACAGGATGAGTTTTTAGACTTTCCAATACTTCCCTCGATGTCTGCATTGAGTTTTTTTTTTCTTTTAGGAAAAAAACTACAAAACTCTTTGCACAAATATTTGAAAAAGGAGATGGAGAAGCTGAAGAAAGAAGTTTAGGGAGTAAATGGGGATGGTATAACGTAATCTTTTCATTGGCAAATGAGAATATTCTCAATGTAACAAAGATAACAGAATTAGAGTTTTATTTAGTATTGACCTATTTATGTTATCAACAAGATAAAACAAGTACAACAAAAAATAAATATGATAACTTTCAAAAACGTAATAGATGATTTTAGTGATATAGCTACTAATCACTATTTAATTAATTCTTTCCATTCAGGCTTTTTAGATGAGGTGGATGTAAATAAACTTGATAAATCTGATTTTCCGATACTTTACTGCGAGCCTGGAACAGCTACTATTGACATGGGAGTATTAACATACTCATTTACTATATTTATTTTAGATACACTTAAAGAAGATTTGACTAATAGAAATGAAGTATGGACAAATACATTACAAATAACACAAGATATAATAGCTGAATTTAGACAGAACTTAGCTTTACAAACATCAGGAGGAGATAGTGGCAAGAAACTAAGCTATGTACCTAATGAAGCTGTTTTAGACTTACCTATAAGCGCAGAGCCTTTTACTGCTAGATTTGCAAACATTTTAACAGGCTTTTCTGCTACTATGTCAATACAAGTTAATAATACTAACAATCTCTGTGATGCTCCAATAGAGCCATCAGACAATGACCCTAATTCATAATGGCAGTAGTATTTAAATTAAGAGGACCAGATGGCAAATTTATAAAAGGAGAGGCTAAGAACTTAGAAAAATCTATGACTACTTTTGCTTCTAATATAATTAAAGAGGGGAGGGCTATATTAAATAAAGATAAAAAAAGAACTAAAACAAATACTTTATTTAATGAGTATCACTATACAATGAAAACAGACCAAAGTTCTATTACACTAGGCTTTGGATTTGGCAAGGCTGATAATTACTGGCGATTTGTTGACCAGGGAGTAAAAGGAAAGGGATATGCTGATGCTAGCGAAAATGTAGAAAGAAAAACATTAAGGAATACTACAGGAAGCCCTTTTAGTTTTAAGTACACTAATCCAAAAGGAAAGCTAGTAAATGCTATTCAGGGCTGGATTGGAAATAAGCCTATAAGCCTAAAAGATGGAAATCAACTAGGAGCAGCTTTTGCGATAGGATATTCCATTAAAAGGCGAGGATTAGAAAGAACCATGTTTTACTCTAAGCCAGTAGAGAAAGCCCTTAAAACGCTACCTAATGACCTTGTAGAAGCATTTAGATTAGACTTTGGTAAATTAATAAACAAACTTCCTAACAAAATAACGATAGAATAATATGGCATATTCAATAACACAAAAACCCAGTTTATTGGCAGCATCTAATAGCCCAATGGTATTTATATTAAAAGAAACAACAGGGTCTATAATTAATGCAGCTAAATTTAGATATATAGCTCAAGTATATATAAGCACAACAGATAATTCTACTTGGGTACAAAAAGCTAAAATAAAATTATATAAGAATGCTAATGATGTAGGCATAGTAGATGTATCAAAAATAATTACAACATATTTAAAAACACAAGAAAAGAATGTAGGTGACCAAGAATCAATAGATGGTAGTATTCATTCAATAGGAATAACTGATACCAGTAATGCCTATTCACAAAACACAAGTCAATTTATAGGCGTAAAAATAGTAGGTGGATATGAAAAGGCAGCCGATGCTAATTCAAGCCCTGAAGAAACATTAAACCTAGACAATGAAATAATACATAGTATTCCTGCGACAACGCCTTTTACTAAAACAGGAACAAATGAGGGGGGATTAGATAAAGATGGTGTTAATTATCCATTAACGCCAAATCTACCCGATGATAATAATTCAAGATTTTTAAGTAATGCTCCGTTTGTACAATTTGTTAGAGGTGGAGATGCATCAGCAGATAATGTTGATGAATTGACAGTAGCCTTTGTAAATAGAGGATTAGTGATTACCGATGCGTGTACTAGCATACGAATAAGATTTTATACTAATGCTGGTTCGCTTATAAATGATGTTGATATTGATTCTACTACCTCTGTAGGTGGCAAGGCTGTTGCTGATGATATGAAAAACAGTCTATTATACTTTGGTTGTGGAACTAGAAATTTAGAGAATTTTAATGATGGTGGAACTAATCTACAAAGACCAAGCAATAATACTAATTGGGCGTATTATACTATACAAGGAAAATCAGCAGGGGGAGCAGCCGTTAAAACAGCTATATACTATTTCTATAGATATGGTAGTGGGGCAAGTGTAGATGACAGACATCAATCTTGTACTAGATATGATAATGTTAGACTAGCTTGGGTGAATAGACTAGGGGCTTGGGATTATATGAATTTTAGAGGTAAATCAGTAGAGAGTGTAGATATTAGAAAATCTGAAAGTGCTAAAACTCCAGGTACTTGGAATGAGCTTACATTTGGATATGATAATTGGGATAGGGGGAGAAATACTTTATTTAGTCAAGCTACTAGAAAATTAAAAGTAAATAGCGATTGGCTTAATGATGATGAGGCTAGTTGGTTAGAGGAACTATTTACATCTACTAACGTGCAAATATTAGGGGATAATAATATAGTATATCCTGTTATATTAAAGAATAAAAGTTACATAAAAAAAAGCAGCGTTAATGATAGAGTAAAAATTCAATATTCTCTTGATTTAGAGTATGCTAATACAATAAGAACAAACAGCTAATGAATACAAGACTTGTAGTATATAGACCAACTTTGACAGACACATTAGTCGTAATTAATAATCCAGGCTCAACATATCCTGTATCAGATTCAGAAACAGTAATTACAACAGATGGATATTCTGCTGTAGATAGATTAGTAGCAGGCGATACATTAACAGATAATGCAGGTGTGGTGTATGGAGTTATAAAGTCAGTAGATGGGGCTTCTACTGTTACTTTATATAGTGTTACAACAGCAATTCCTGATAATGCTATGCTATTTAATTTGCCTGAAAATCCTTATGATTTAGACTTACAAAAAGCCCCTAATATAAGGTTAAATTTAAATTGGCTGGATATTAAAGAACCAGACCAAAGGAGGTCTAATTTTAGTCAAACTATTAAAATACCTTTTACTGATTCAAATAATAACTTCTTTGAAAATTGGTTTGATGTTAATTTAGATACTTTAATATATAATACTAGAAAAAAATTTAAGGCTGTAATTTTAGTGGATAGTATTCCTCAATTAGAGGGATATATACAGCTTAAATCAATATATTTAAATTCAAGATTATATGAGGTTGTGGTGTTTGGAGATACTGCTAATTTCTTTGCCGATATAAAAGGCAAAAAATTAAGAGAAGCCTTTATACGTGATGATGGAACAGTAGATAGGCAATTAGACCACAGATTAACCTTAGCTAATGTAGAGGCTAGTTGGACTACAGGCGTAACTACAATGCTAGAAACAACGGAAAACGATATATTATATCCTATTATAGATTATGGACATACACAACTTCCATTGTGCGACAGTATGTTTTGGAATCCTGATTATCTAGACCCTAATAATCCTAATAATGAAGTAGGGGTTAATAGTACCTGGCAAGGAAACACTAATTACTATGGCTTAATTACAGCAAGTAATTTAAAACCTGCCATAAGAATACAAAGGCTTTTAAAGATAATAGCAGCAAGGGCTGGATATAGTATTACAAGTACATTTCTAGGGTTGAATAATAACGCACAAGATATAGACACTTTCTTTGGTAGGCAATTTATGACATTAGCCCCTCAATATGAAAGGACTAGAGTAAAGGTATATCAGGGATTTAGTGCATCTACAACTAATATAGTAAATGAATATTTTGGATATAATCAAGCATCTACAGGCTATCTGTATAATTTATATTTAGAGCCTATAGAGTTTGATATAATAGAATCTGATACTAATGGAATATTAAATCCTGTAAATTTTTTAGGAGAAACAGTACCCACTTTATACATTCCTTATGACCCTGATTCAGGCGATGAAGCTCCTTTTGGGGAAATGGTAATACAAGTTAATTTTACGTTATACCTAGCCCCTACAACTGTTGCAGGAACTACAATACAAAGTTATAATGTTACTCAATCATGGAACTTTAACTATGGGATGTCGTTTACAACTCAAACTGTAAATGTAAATCCAGGAAATGGCGTAGAGGTTCAATTTACTCAAACACTTAGTATTCTTAATTTCATTAATTACGCTCCTTTTATGCAGGTATCTATAGCCCCTGTATTTGCATCAGGTAATTTAGGAAATGGCTTATTTATAGCAGGATATTCAGCAGGCTCTATACAAACTATAAATCTAGGAGAAGGGCTTTTTAATAATGGAGGAATTAATGGAGAAGTTATAATGACAGAAAATATGCCTGATATTACTCAGGGGGATTTTCTAAAAGATTTATGCTCAAGATATAATTTAATTGTAACGAGCAATCCTAGTAATGCTAAAAACTTAATTATAGAACCATATCAGGATTATATTGCTGGTGGAGAAACTCAATATTGGACTGATAAATTAGATGTCTCTAAAGAGCAAATAATTAAGTCAACTAATGAAATGCAAAAAAACACACTACTATTTTCTGATTTAGAAAATCAAGATATATTAAATAAAAGTTATATTGATAAATGGGAAAGAGTTTATGGTAGTGTCGAACAAATAAATAATAATGATTTTGCAAAAGGTAATTTTAAAAACCATAGTATATACGCTCCTTTTATTGCTCAAGGAATTGGTCACTGGTCTTATAATATGCAAGGGATGTCGCCTAATAATCAAGTGGCTATAGCTTATAATTTTGAAGTAGATGATAATGGAAATAAACATCCTATTACAGATGGAAAGCCTATGTTATTCTATTATAGTGGAACGCCTATTACTTTGACTGATATGAACGACCAATGGGGGAATGATTGGGAATTTAATATAATATCAGGAGTATATACTATGCTAGGAGATACTGAGGCTTTAAATGTAAATAATAAATTTCCTTTATGTACTCAATATAATTTAAGTGCGATAGGAGGTGGAATAAATTCAGCGACTAAAATCCTGCATTGGGAATATTATAATCCTCAATTTCTTACTGGCTATACTTTTAATATATTTGGCGATACGCAAAGTATTCATGGTTTTTATAATGATTACTGGGCGAGTTATATAAATGAAATATATAGTGATGAGGCTAGGATAATGGAATGTAATATACATTTAAATGAAGATGATATTGCTAATTTTTCATTTAAAAATCCTGTATATATTAAAAATACATTATGGCGAGTTCTTAGTGTGGACAGCTATGTAGTAGGAGGAAATGAAACAACAAAAGTCAAGCTAATAAAAGCCATATCTAAATTAAATTATGATTGCCAATATGTTCAATACGCTTGGACAGATTCAGGTCAGATTCTTTTTACTAATATTAATACTGGTAATGTAGGATATAGTACTACTTTTGAATGCTGTAAAGATGCTGGTCAGTGGTATTGGTATGAGGAGACTAATTCAGATTTAGGATTAGGAGTTTGTTACTGGGGAATGATGGCAGCAGGAGGAAATGCTGGTGGTCTTAATGGTGGAGGAGCAGGTGGTGGAGGTGGAACTCCAGCAGGTGGAGAAGATATACCAATTAGCCCCCCTGTAGCCTTGCCAATGCTACCTATTCAAGATAGTGATACTAAAGTAATAAGAAGAAATGCAAACCTGCCAGCTCAAGAATCTACATTTTATTTAGAGTGTATTACACAAGGTTCTACAGCAGGTAATTTAAGGCAACAAAATGTAAATGATAGAATAATAAATTTGCCCCCTGATACTATGGCTTATATAAATGTAGAACTAACTGGAAATATAGTAGGAGGAACAGGGGGGAATACAGGCAAGGTAGGATTCTTTGAGTATTATAGTGTATTAAAAAGCCCAGCAAGTAACGAAAAAACACACGCAGGCTCAACAAGTCAGTACAAAGATAAGGAACAAAGAGATAATGACTTCCCTGAGCCTACAGTAGATATATCTACTTTTGGTTCAGACAATAGCTTAAAATTAACTATTACACATTCAGGCAATAATACAACAAACTGGCTGGCAAAAGTAAAATTATTAATTACAGGTATAGCCCCAAATGGAAAACCTATAGGAGAAATTGCTATTTTCCAAAATAGTTCAGGCATACTTTATCAAGACTTTGGATTTTTATTATGGAATTAGATATAAAAAAATTAGCGACTATGATACCTCTATCATTAAGCATTGTAACTAAAATAGATTTAGAGGATGAAGAATTACACTTTGTATATGGTCAAGAGGAATATACTAAAGATGTAGAAAAGGTAAAAAAACAATTTAAAAGACAACTAAAAAAAACATTTAGACTATGGCATTAGGAATGAAAGAATTAGTATTATTTTTTAAAGCAGATACAAAAAAAGCTGAAAAAGATGTGAACAATTTGAGCAAGGGATTAAGTGGTGTTGGGAAAAGCGGAAAAGTTGCATCAGGAGGATTGAAGATGATGGGTAATGGATTTAAATTTGTAGGTGGAGCTTTAAAAGCAGCAGGGATAGGATTATTTGTAAGTTTATTAGCAAGTCTTACAGGGATGTTTTCACAGAATCAAAAATCAGCAGATACCTTTGGAAGAATAATGATAAAATTAAAGCCAATATTTGATACGTTAGGAGATGTTATAGGGTTTGTAGCAGGTATTTTAGAGGGCTTGATAGACATGTTTAATAGTGCTATTAGTTGGCTTGGGAGTCTTATTGGTGTTACTAATGATGCAGGGGATTCTATGTCTAATATGGCAGGAGAAGTTGTGTCGTTAAGGAATGAAGTAAAGCTAATGAACGCAGAATTAGCCCTTACACAATTAGAGTATCAAAGAGAAGCTGAATTACAAAGACAGTTAAGGGATGATACATCAAGGTCAATAGCTGAAAGAATAGAAGCCAACGAAGAACTAGGTAGAGTATTAGCTGAACAAGGGGAAGCAGAAAGGCACATGGCAGAGGAGGCGTTAAGATTAGCTGAAATGGAGTTGCGTTTGGATAGAGATAATATTGATTTACAAGTGGGAGTAATTGAGGCTAAAACAAAATTAGCTGAAATAGATGAAAGACTTACAAGCCAAAGGTCTGAGCAATTAACAAACTTAAATTCATTAGAACAAGAGAGAGCAGCTCAACAAAAAGAAAGAGCAGAAAAGGTAGCTAATGAATTAGAAGCTGAAAGAAAAGCGTATGAGGATATTAGAAAAGAAATGACTAAAAATGTTCAAGTAGAAAAGGAGGATTTGAGTTTAAAAGGTCAATTAGAATCAGCAGCACAAGCATACGCAGACGCACAAGAACATTTAAACAATTTAAAATCAACAGACACTAAAGGAAATCAAGCAAGTATACAAGCATCAAAAGAATTAATAGCTCAAAAGAAAAAGGAGAATGAGCAATTAATGGAAGATATAAAAAGGATGCAGGATGAAGATGCAGCTAGATTAGAATTTGATGAGGCACATGGACAACAAAAGAATATAATATTAGGCATATATGATGAACTATATTCTGGATTAGGTAAATCTCAAAAAGATTTTTTTGATAGAATAAAGGTTAGAGAAAAAATAGAAAATTCTGAAAACTTAAAGCAGCTTAAAAGATATACAGGCGAATTACTACAAGCAGATGATAATTTGAGGGAAGCATTAAGATATCAAAGAAGTGAGTATTATGATGAAGATATGCACGTTTGGATAGACCCTGAGCAGGGAGAAAGGGATATAGACCTAATAAGGTCTTTTAATAGCGATGTAAGTGATTATTATAATTCAATATCAGACCAAACTACGCATCAATTTGATGGGGCAATAGCAAGCAATCAGGCTTTAATTGAGGAGGCGTTATTATTAATGGAACAAAACGAAACTAATATAGATAATCATAATCTTGCAATAGAAAATAAATCAACAGCACATCAACTAAAGTTAGATGAAGCTGAAGCAGAGTTTAAAGAAACTCAAAAAAAATTAAAAGAACAAGCTCAAGCTGTTGTTAATGAATTTAGAAAGTCAGAGGACCAAAAAGAAATAGATGCTATAGAAAAGAAGTATAATGAAATTATAGACTTAACTGAAGAAGATTCACAAGATAGAATAGAGCTTATAAAGGAAAGAGATGCTTTAATATTAGAAATAACAGAAAGAGATGAAAATGCGTTGCTAGATGTTATTAAAAAGAACCAAGAGGAATTAGCTAATCTTAATAAATCAGCAGAACAGTTAGAGATAGATTCTATTAACGCTAAGTATCAGGTCATGTTAGATAAGGCTATAGAGTTAGGGGTTAGTGAAGTAGAGATAGAGAGAATGAAGCAAGAGGAAATTAAAAGAGTACAAGATGAATATATATTACTAAGTGAAGAAACACAGGCAGAGGCAAATAGAAAAAAGGTAGATGATGCTATGAGTACTATAAATTCTTTAGTACAAATTGCAGGAAGTGGGGCAACTAAAGAAATTGGTCAGCTAGAAAAGAAGTTAAATAAAGGATTAATTACTGAAGATGAGTTTAATAAGAAAAAAAATAAAATAGAGAAACAACAAAGAAAGAAAGAAAAGAAAGCAGCATTATTACAAATAGCTATAGATACAGGGCGACAAATTAGTTCAGCGTACACAGCAGCTTTGGCAGCAGCAGCAGCATCAGGACCAGCAGCCCCTGTACTTACTCCAGGATTAGTGTTACAAATGTTAGCTATTGTATTTGCAGGGGTGGCACAGGCGAAAGGAGCATTAGGAGAAGCTGGTGGTGGTGGTGGTGGTTCTGTCGGTGGAGATGGAGGAGGCTCAAAAGATGGAGGAGCTGATGAAACAGGGCAAATTCCACAGATTACATTCGGAACAGGGGATTCTGAACAAGCCCCAGTCCAGGCTTATGTTGTAGAAACAGACATAAGTAATGCTCAGGCTTTACAAAGTGAGTTAGATTTACAGTCAAGCCTATAAACAAATTATTAACTTTTAATATATAATATTACAATGGCAGAAAAAAAAGTAAAAAAAAGATTAGTAGAATTAATCATAGATGAAGAATCAGAAAGATTTGGAGTAGAAGCTATAAGCCTAGTAGAATTTCCTGCGATAGAGGAGAACTGGGTGTTTTTCAGTAAAGATAATTTCCTATCCTTAGCTAAATTAGATGAAGAAAAAAAGACTTTAGTAGGAGCTGTGCTTATTCCTGAAAAAGAAATACCAAGATTTGACCAAGAACTTAACGAGGAATATACAGTTTACTTTAGCAAAGAAACTATTAAAAAGGCACAGGAGCTATTTATGGGCAGTCTAAGAAACAATAATGCTACTTATGAGCATAAAGTACCAATTGAGGGATTAAGTGTTGTAGAAAGCTGGATTAAGGAGGATGAAAAATTTGATAAATCATCACAATTTGGATTTGATAAAATGCCAATAGGAACGTGGTTCGTAAAAATGAAAATCAGAAATGATGAGGTGTGGGAGAAAGTGAAAAACAAAGAAGTAAAAGGATTTAGTATAGAGGGATATTTTACTGACAAATTAATTGAGGCGACTATGCACGATTTCACAAAGAAAAAAAGGTACACTAAAAAGAAAAAGAAATACACTAAAGAAGATATATTGTCTGATGAAGACTTATTAGATAGAATTAGAATGATTATAGCTCAGGATGAAACAGACCAATTTGAGCTAATGAAAGAATACATAACGAAAAGGGCTTTAGCTAAATATCCCTGGAAACAATGTATCGCTGATATGAAAAAAAAGTATGGAGAAAAATCTGCTGCTAAAATATGTTCAGCTATAAAAAGGGGTACTGTAAAAAGGTAGCCTGTAAACAAATATTAAATTAATTATATATACTTATAAAAATACTATACAATGAAAGACACGTTAGAAAAAATCAAAACT